TAGAAACTACAGGACTTGTACCTGTAACGCTTGTAACTGTTCCTACGCTAATTGAGCCGCCAAGACTTGTGCTTGTGCCATTGATTGTGATGGCTGAATTGGCTAATTGTGCGTTGGTTATTGTTCCTGAAAGGTCTGTAGTAGGAATAGTGCTTGATGCGGTCATTGCACTTGTTCCGCTACCTTTGACATAGCCAGTAAGGGTAGCCGCACCAGTTCCACCGTTTGCAACAGCAACTTGACCAGTAATAATAGAAGCTGGGACAGCTAAAGGGGTGGTTTGTTTTACATAAATATGCCCAGCAGAACTATCAATATAGGTTGCAATACCAACTTGAACCGTAATACCTGTTGGCGGTATGGTGTTCATTAGTTGACCAGCAGAATAAGGGCTTAAATATAAGACTTGCCCTACTGTAAAAGTGCTTGTATTTACATTATCAATAGTGCCTTGTGATGTTACATAACCAATAGCACCGTTAGCAATAGCACCATTTGTAAGACCAATAACCGAAGAAGTTGCCGCTACATCAGCTTTAGCTAATGCCACATTAGGGTAAGTTTGACCGCTAGAAGTGCCAGTAATGTAAACAGGACTGCCATTTGGAATAGTTGAGCCTGTGTTATTAATGACTTTAAAAATTAAGTCTTGGCTTACATGAACCGCTAATGCAGATGAATCATTGTAAAAAGCTAAAGCCTTTTCTGTGTTGTCATACCAAACTCTGCCTTCTGAATAAGCTGGCGCAGATGTAGGGGTGAAATCTTCATAATTGCTAATAGTTGGATTAGCTTGCGTTGCACCTGTCGCTAATACGACATTTCCTGTGCCAGTTGTGCTTGTAGCAGGGAAAGCGCTTACATCGGTGTAAGTAAGGTTTACTGTACCTGTATAACCGTTTACGCTTGTAACAGCGTCAGTATTGTCTATTTTTTGCCAGACGCTACCATTGTAAACAGCCCAGTCACCCACTTGCCAATCTGTAATCCCGTTAAGATTAGTGCTACCAGCAACAGATACCACATAGTAGTAACCCTTAGTGCCAACAGACGAAGTAAGAGTAGGGGTATTTGTGCTGGCATTCCATGTTCCTTGGTAACTTAAAGCGCCTAATACTGCGGCTGGTAATTGGCTTACAGGTACTGTACCTGAGCCATCTAAACTTGCTACACCATTAGCTACACCTTTTGTTGCATTTGCAACATAATCGCTAATAGTAACGCCATTCATTGTGCCACCAGTAACAGATATGTTATTGCTGTTTTGGGTGGACATTGTGCCTAAACCAGTTACATCGGTATTAGGAATGGTTGCACTAGCCGTCATTGTGGCTGTGCCGTTACCTTTTACATAACCAGTAAGAGTGGCAGCGCCTGTACCACCATTAGCTACAGGTACTGTTCCTACTAATTGATGGTCAGCGTTCCAATCACTTGGGCGAACTACGGATGTGTCATCCCCGTCAGGTATCGTTGAAACCTTACTATGTTTGACTGTAATAGCCATTATTGGACTCCGATGATTTTACCGTCTTGACCACGCACTACTGTCTTAGGGCGATTATGTTGGGCATTAATAGTTTCTACTAAAGCGCTAATTGCTTGTGCCATTTGTTCATTTCCTTGACCAATAGCGTTTGCAATAGGTTGCATTGGATGTTCCATAGCGTGTGCCATTGATTCTTCAGTCATGTAGGCTTGTTCGCCATCGGACTCACCAGCAGAAATACGGGCAGTTTCAATTTTTGCGCCATTGTTGATGTGAGCAAGTAAAACTTGAGTGTTTCTTTCAGTCATCATCTTCATTTGGGCTACTCTAGCTTGCATATCCATGTCAGCTTGATTTCTTTGGGCTTCTAATTGGAATTTAAGCTGGTTTTCTTGCGCCTGGTACTCTTGTTTAGCTTTTTCTAGCTCCATTTGACCTTGTAACTTAGCTTGTTCAAGCTGTGCAGTCATTTGAAGCTGTTGCATCTTGGATTGGTTATCCATTTGCGCTTTTTGCATCTCAACAGGAGGCGGTTTAGGTTGACCTTTAGTAGCTTCGTACTGTTTTTTCATGTCATCAGTAGTTTGGTCAATAATTCCCTCTAATTGTTTTCCAGCTTTAAAGGCGGTTACACCAAATTTCAACATTTCTAGCAACATGGGGGTCATTTCAGGTGCAGCTTGAGCAGTAGGAAGCGCCATTGACACAAATTGACCAACGGCAGCTAAAAATGCGGTTCTATCGGCTTTTTCTTGTTGTTCATCTTGGTAAATCATTGAATCCGTAGTAACTTCAATACGGAAATTTTTGGCTGCTTCGTCTCTTAGGAGTGCAATAGCCTGTGGAATGTACTGCTGGTCTTGTGGCGACAGTTGCATTGCGCCAGAAATCTTAACTAGCGTCTCATCAGTAAAATGATTGCAAATAATCTGCGCTTTAATGCTTAAAAGCGAGGTTGCAAAGTCTACAACTGCGTGTTGTTGAGTCTTTAGGCGACCAGCAGCGTTGTTTGACTTGATGATTTGAGCGCCAAGGGTTTCAGTAGGGTCAGTTTGACCACGCTGAATGTCAGCAATACCCATTAATTCATAGATTTGACCCTTAACTTGCTCCATTGCGGAATAGCAGGACATCAATGCACTTGCAAATGGGGCAAGGTCTACTAAATCAATAGCGCCTTTCATGCCTTGTTTTTCAGCAAATGCCATCCAGTTGTGTACTGGAATCATGGTGTTGTTTTCGCCTTCAGAGAATAGGCGCTGTAATTCGCTTGCGCTGGCATCGTAAACGCCACGCACCTTCAATGCGTTAATTAAGCCATCAATTCTGTCGCACAGAACATCTAATTCTCGTGCCTGGTCTTGGTAAATGACGAAATCAGGGATTGGCTCAAGGCTATCAGTTGTAAGGGTGCTGTAAAGGGGTTTAGGACAAGGCCAAAAGTTTTCCAAACCAAGTGGGTCATCACGCTCATCCAGTATCTTTCCAAGGGACTTAGAAATCCACAATACTTTGCCTGTTTCTTTGTCCCATATTTCATATATCACCGCCTCATATACACCATCGTCAGACTTGTAAGACTGCTTTAAGTCATCAGGCTTAGTGTCAAGAGGTATCTTGTAGCCCAAATCTTCGCCAAAACGCTCAACCAATGCTGGGCGACTCATGTAAACCCTACGCCAAACTGCGGTTACTTCTTCCCAAGTCCTAGCAATAGTGTGTCCAAAGTCACGCCAATGCACATAGTCCACAGGAGCGCACTCATATTCAATACGCTCTGGGTTTTCATTCTCCATGCCTTCGGCAGTTTCGGCTTCGTCACTATCTTCAGTAACGCTATAGCCATCTTCAGGTTCACCTTCTTGCTCGCCTACAATGTGTGGCTCATAACGCACCCAAGCCACGCCACGACCACCCAATAAGCGGTCTAAAACGCTGTTATTCATTGCGGACTTGTAGTCACCGTAATGCTCTAATTCAAACTCTAATGCCCTTTCAAGCATCATTGAGGCTACACGCCCAATAGGGTCGTTATCTCTAAACCTACGGCTTACATCGGGGCGAGGTAAACGAGCAAAGATAGCAGGCTGAATGGTTTGGACATTTGACCAAAGAATGTTAAAGCGAGCATTAGGGTTTCTGTCGTAACGACTGTCATCCTTATACTTCTTAACAATGCGGTCTACTCTAGCTTCCCAACGCTTGTATGAGCGTTCATAGCCCATAATCGTTTTGTACCAATCCTCATAAGAATGATTGACTGTAGCTTTGTCATTAGCCATATATACCTTGCTTTCTTTTACTCAGTTTTCTTAGGTAAAGTTACCTACTGCTAAAACTTCTGCGCCTGCACCTGTGGTGACGCTCCAGCCAGAGGTTACTGATTTAGTGTTAATTTCTATAGGGTAAACACCAATAGGGGTGTTTGCTCTGACAATGGCGTGAGAAAAAGCGCCATCAATAATGTTTACTGTGCTTGTTGCTGCGGTGTTTACAGTAACAATAATGCGGTGTAAATAGTCGCCTTTTGCGCCTGTAGACCCTAATACTTGTCCTGTTACTGAATTTGCTACGTGCTCATACGGGATGCCATAATCGGCTGCAACTGCTGTCATATTAAATTCTCCTATTCATAGGTTGGTTGGTTTGCTTCCACATATCATTCAAACTTACATCAGTTTGACCTACAAACAACCCTGTAATTGGGTCATCTTTTGTAACAATCTTTGCTTCGTCTTTCCAGGCAATACTTAACATCCTGAAAGCGTCAGCCCCGTGAGAAGTCCAATCGTGTCTAGGTTTATCCCTAAAGACCTTCTTATCCTCATCGTATTCACGCTGGTACTGCCTTAAACATTCAATGCCGTCTTCACACTTATGGTCAAACCAAGCTCTAGTTAATGCTAGTCGTGTTGCTTGTATTCCATCTTGTAGTGACAAACTTGGCACAATTTTTAAACATTTTAACGGAATTTTGTCAGAAAGTTGCTCAATTATGGACTTATTTGACGCTAATGTTTTTGCACGGGCATCGTGAGGCAAATAATGTGTACCATACACATAACCTCTTTCTTTCTCTCTGGACTGAATAATGCCTGCATAAAACGCTACTGGCTGACCATTACTTGAATGGTAGTCAAGCATACGAATTTCGCCATGCACCACTTGAAACCACCATATAGCGGTGTCATCGGAGTAACCCAAGTCCCATGCTGTATGCACAGGAAACATAGGGTCATACTCAATTTCTCTTATGCGGCCTTGGTCAGTAAGCTGACGCATTTCCTTGCCGTAGTACGCTCCAATAATGGCAGACTCAAAGTCACATTCCCACTCAGCTAGGTATTGGTCTTGGGTTTGCATCTTCCTAGCATCGTCTAATTCATCTTGGGGAATTAAGCCAGTCTGACTAGCTCTTAACGTTTTTACATACCAAGAATCATCTTTGGTAGCGTTGTTATATATTTCCCAAAATTGGTTATGCCCTTTGGGTGTCCCAATGAATGTAGCCCAACCCCTTCTGTCTGACAATAATGGCCTCAAAACTGCACCCCATAGGGAGGGTTTCATGTCGGCAAACTCATCTAGCACTACGCCATCAAGGTACAGACCACGAAGACTATCAGCGTTATCAGCACCAAACAAACGAATCCTTGCCCCATTTATTAATTCCACCCATAGTTCTGAAACATTGTGATTAGCCCTTACAGGCGCAGAGAAACGCATTAAATAGTCGAAAGCTATGGATTTGGCTTGTGCATAGTATGGCGCTAAATACGCATATCTGCCATCTTCCTTGCCATCAATTAAAGCCTTGTATATAAGGTCATTAATGCAAGCAACAGTCTTACCGCAGCGTCTATGTGCGACTATAACTGCCCAGCGTTGCTCTCTTTCGTGGAAATCTAGGAATACATCCCTTGGTTGGTAGTCTAGTTCTACATCTACTACTTCTTCCAAGACACCACCATGCGTTGAGGTGCTTTAGCATCGCCTACTACTTCAGTCCTAGCTAACTTAGGCACAGAGTATTCAACTAAGTTCTGTACGATCTCACACGCTTTAGCAGGATTAGGCTGCACTAACCACTTTTGAGAGTCATCGTCATAGATGCCTTCTGCGGTGCTTGTAAGCCACGATTGAATATAAGGTATGTTGGCATCAAGTAAGGCTTTAATCGCTTCCCTAGCCTCTTGAGTAGCCTTATTAGGCGTTCCTGCTGCTCTGCCGCCTGTCTTTTTTCTACTGTTTTCTACTTTAGATTCCATATATTCTCAAGTGTTTGATATATAAGGCTTTTATTATATCAGGTAATGTCTGGCTCAGTAAGTTTGTTCATTGCCTTCATTAGCATCTCTTTTCTAGCCATACGCTTCTTTTCATTCTTTTCAAGAGTAGTAGGCTTATGTTCTCTTAGTAAAGAGTCTTTCTTTTTAAATGTGCGCTTTATATGTTCCATTACATACCCTTCATAGCATCTTCTATATGCTTTCTGCGTGACTTAGCAGGTT